CTCTTCGTCGGCAGAGTCGGATGTGTATAAGAGGCAGGACCTGATCAGTGCCCTGCGCTACGCGATCAGTCTCATGGGTCAGACTGGCCAGGCAGCTGGTGGAGGTGGCGGTGGAGGTGGAGCTCATTACGGTGCACGCTTCAATGTGGGCGAAGGCTTTGCAACAGGTGGAGCCTTCAAGGTCGGTGGCACCGGCGCAGGTCGAGACACTACACCTGTGGCATTCCGAGCCGAGCGTGGCGAGCGTGTGACGGTCGAGACCAAGAAGCAGCAGAGGCAGAGTGACAGCGCCACCTCCGCTACGAGCGTTAATGTTCCTGTGAGTATCACCAACGTGCTTGACCCAGCTCTAGTTCTCGCCGCAAACGAGAGCTCCAGAGGGCAGCGCTCCATCTTGAATGTTATCCAGGCGAACAGGAACGAGGTCGCCGCAATTCTTGGAGTGATCTGATGGCTATTATCTTCGCCGAAGGCTTCGACCACTACGGAGACACTCCTAACGGTGGTCGCACGGCCATGCTCGCAGGTGAATGGGCCCAGTTCAACGTGTCGAACCCTAACGTGGTTGAACTCGTGACGACGCAGAAGCGCACTGGCACTCATTCTATGCGCATCGGCTATAGCACAGGCACAGGCTCACCGAACTGCCAAGCGCGGAGAGTGGTTGGTGCTGCTCGCACGATCATTGGAATGGGTCTTGGCGTATTCTTCACGACGCTGCCGATAATCAACCGTCGTCATGGATTTGAGTTCAGAAACGCGTCTAACGGGCGCATCGTTATGTTCACAGTCCAGAGTGACGGAGCCATCGGTGTCTACACCGCAGCAGGCCTTGAACCTGCATTGCTCATCGCGACCGATCCTGTAATAACTGCTGCAGCCTTCAACCATATCGAAGTCAAGGTAGTTATTGACAATGTGGTCGGCGAAATAGAGATACGAGTGAATGGCATAGTAGTACTCCACGAGACTGACTTGAACCTGGGAACGAGTGGCTGCACTCAGATCGTGTACGGGACACCGACTGGAGTCGACATCATCCCGAGCGACCAGGACCTCAACTGGTACATCGACGACATCGTGACTTGGGATGACGCCGGAACAGAGAACGTCGATTTCGTTGGTCCGATGCGCGTCGAGACCATCTGGCCCGTTGCTGACACTATTCAAGCTGATTGGTTGAAGGTCGGGGCTGCTGACGGTTACGACTGCATCAATGAAGTTCCTCCAGACGGCGATACGACTTATCTCGTGACCGAGAACGCTGGCGACATCTCCGAGTTCGAGCTTGGTACTCTGCCGCCTGAAACAGTTGAGATCGCCGGCGTGTACATCCCCACGATGGCTCGTATCGAGGATGCTGGTGTGGGCAACATCAAGACCTCGCTCGTGTCAGGTGCCGACGTTAGTGACGGAGCGGACGTCCCGTTGACCACAGTATACACGTATTGGGGGAGTGTTCACGAGAAGGACCCCGCGACGGATGCCAAGTGGACTAAGAGTGGTCTTGAGGCCGCATTGCTGAGAGTCGAGAAGACGGTCTGATATGGCTCGCGTCGAATACGCCCTAGCATATAAGACTGCTCAACAGTCCGTTGGAACGAGCCTGGCAGCACAGGTTTTCGGGGCTGAGCTACATGACAGCATTGGCATAGTCAACCTCGGTACGAGCACTTCTAGGTTCACTGTTCCTGCTGGAAATACAGGCAAGTATGGTTCATTCGCTGGAGCTCTATCAAATTCAGCCTCAGGCATCTGGATAGAGGGACGTCGAGGCGGTGCCAGTTACATGGGCCGTGGCGGCAATAACTATTCTGCTACTCGTGTCGGGTCGCTCGGCAACGGTGTACTTGGAGTTTGTGCTCCTGTCCTGCTTACAGATGCTGAGTATTATGAAAGCTATGTTCGAGCGAACGTCGGTGGTGGCACCCAGGTCGAGTTGGGAGAATGCTGGAGCCAGCTCGAGATACGTGACGATACCTTCAATGGGGCTCTCGTCAGCAAGAGTGTCCAGCAGACCTTTACTACAAATACCGAAGTCATCGTCACATTCGACACTGAGCAGTATGACCTAGACAGTTGGCACGACAACGTTACCAATAACACCCGCTTCACTGTGCCTGACGGGGTCAGTCTTGTGCGAGTCTCTGGGTCTCTTGAGGAGACCAATACATCTGCCTCAGTGTTCACGCAGCTGTACCCACTGCTAAATGGCAATAGGTTCATTGGCGGCTTTGCATCCAGGCGTGAGCATGCCTCTGGTAGAAAAGGGAGCGGCATGTCTGCTCCTATCGCCGTGACACCTGGAGACTACTTTGAACTCGCTGGTTATTCGAGCGGTGGGACGAACAACATCTCGGCCACTGACTCGACCTGGTTCGCTATTGAGGAGCTGGACAGCGACCTGTCCTATGCACTCGTTACCCGTAGCACTGACCAGGCATTCACGACACCCACCCAGGTACCTGTGGAGTGGAATGTCGAGACCGTCGACACTGACGGGTGGTTCGACGTCTCTCAACCCTCGCGTCTTACCGTCCCAGCCGGCGTCGATTTCGTCCGTCTCACTGGCAATATACAGACGAGTGACACGACAGGCTCATTTACCATTGGCATCACCAAGAATGGTGGAACTGCTCCTGGACTATCGTCGGTTAACTCGAGTACTTCGGGTGTTGAGCTATCTCACGTATTCTCTGGCATTCTTCCAGTTGAGGAGGGCGACTACTTTGAGCTGGTTGTCAGTGGAACGAGCCGCTCCGTCAATGCCTCTAATACTAGATCATGGTTCGCTATTGAAGAAGTTCGGGTAGGCCCAGCTCCTTCGACACCGACTATTGTCAGTATAAGCCCAGACGAGGGTAGTGAGCTCGGCGGCACACCTGTCACGATTACAGGAACGAACTTCCTGGGGACGACCAGCGTCAAATTCGACGGCGTGAATGCGACCTCGATAGTCGTCGTGAATGACACGACCATCACGTGCGTGACTCCGGCTGGAACAGTTGGGCTCGTAGACGTTGAGGTAACCAATGGTGCTGGCACCGCTACGCTGACGGACGGCTATGAGTACCTGGTGGATTTTCTCGAGGTGAGGGTCACTCAGGTCCCTCTGCTCGTCCCGCTGCTTGCCATACCTCCTGTCCACATCACGCAGGTCCCGCTTCTCGTCGTCTCGCTCCCTCTGCAGGGAAGCCAGGTGACGCAGGTCCCTACGCTTGTCACCTATGCCTCGAAACCGATACCTCTGCCGCTGCCGATAGTTCCTGAGATACCTGTCACAGAGGTCTGGCAGTGGCTCACGATACTCACGGTCTCAGACGGGGGACAGGAACAGCGCTCCGCCTTGAGAGGACATCCGCGGGTCAACATGGCGTTCAACGCAGTCATGCTCGACGACTCGGATCGTCGAGACGTGTACCAGATGCTTTTCAAATACGTCAACACGACATTCAACTACCCGATGTATAGTCACTCCGTGCAGCTGGACGCTGAGGCTCTGGCCGGTGCCACAGACTTGTATTTCGACCCGACAGGGACCGACGTTCGTGCTGGAGAGGCCCTCGCCATATACGACCCATTCACGGGCAAGACTTCTTTCTACACGATCTTGTCAGTTGCTCTAGATGGCGTCAGCCTCGCGTCACCTCTCGAGGTCGACGCTCCTGTGTACTGCCAGGTCTGCCCGGCACCTACGTTCAGGACCCAGCCCATGGCTGGCTTCTCCATGAACTCGATCGACGGTGAGGTGGAGGTCGAGCTGCTCGGTGTGAGTTCCAGGACCGTGAAGCGTCCAGACCAGAGCAACGTCCTTCTGACAATGGTCGATGGCATGCTGCTGCTCAATAAGAGGCCACTCGCCAATTCCCCAGTGGACGAGAATTTCGACCAGGACACTGAGTGGCTCGACAATAGAATAGCTCCTCCCGTGCCGAGGACGAACTGGTACACGCCGTTCATCAGCGGCGAGCGAGTCTTTCTCATCCATAGACCCGCAGGAATGGACTATTGGAGAGCCGTGGCCGACTACCTGAAGGGTCGCCAAAACCCGTTCCTGCTGCCAACGTACAGGCACGATCTCCCGCTGCTGTCTCAGCCTGCACTGAACGCCACTATCATCGTGTCGACCAACGTCCAGTTCTTTGACTTCTGGAGGTCGAAGGCTTGGCGCTACGTCATGATCCAGAGCAAGGCTGGAACCATCGTCCGCAAGGTCGCTGAAGTCACGGTGAACTACGACCCGTCAGGTAACCCTGTCTCGTCGAACATCAAGCTGACGGCAAGCATCGGGAACACTGCCGGAAGCAACGAGAACATGATCATCTCGTTCGTGAACACTTGCAGGCTGGGCCTTGACGAGATGAAGTTCGAGCACGGGCCAGTGGACAGTTACCTCTCGATCCAGGTTCGAGGTATTGAAGAATGAGCTACGACGTTAAGGACCGTTCCGTTCACGACGGAGCCCCGATCGAGTGCTACCACTTCCAAGGTTCGCACGGCGACTTCCTGTATACGTCGTACCAGAGGCCGATAACTGTAAACGACCTCGACTTCGAGCCGATCGCAATTACCCGTACCGCCCTCGAGACTGGCACCATCGACGACTCTGCCACCACGATGGACTTCAATGTGCCGGCGAACTGCCTGCTGGCTCTGCGATACGCTTACGTGGTATCTCCGAAGGAACTCACCGTGACGGTGTATCGGGTCCATGAGGGTGACGACTACTCCACAGACTATAAGATTGAATTCCAGGGAGAAGCCCTCGAGTTCACTGGCCGCGGGAAGTGGATGACTGTCCGTACAGGCACCCTGCTCCAGACGAAGCTCAATGGGAACATGTCCGCTGTCGTTGCCCAGAGAATGTGCAACCACGTACTCTACGATGATTTGTGCAAAGTCGATCCTGCAGGCTACACGTTCTCGTCCACCGTGCTCAAGGTGCAGGGCCGCATAGTGACCGTCGACGACGACCATGCCGCGAACGGAACCCTGCTTGGTTCAACCTTCATGATTGATCGAACAGGCGAGAAGCTGGCGATCATCACCAACGACGACAACGTCCTCAGGGTCAGTGTCGCCGCTGTGGATATTATGGTGGGTGACACTGTCAAGATTATTCTAGGTTGCGACCACATTCGCCTCGGTGACTGTAAGAACCGGTTCAATAACGTCGTGAACTACGGTGGCTTCGACTTCATACCGACCCAGAACCCATTCTTTGAGTTCACCAAGCTCGTGAATACCTCGACGACAACGACAGTCCGAGAGGAGCAAGTTGAGCAGATAAAGAATAACGTAATCTATACAGTTTCATCGAGGTCCGTATAATGGCCCGTAAGACTTATACCAGCACGGTCTCAATACCTAGCATGACGCCTAGGACGGCTAAGCCGCGCGTGTCTGTCTCTACTTCCACAAGCAACGACACTTCGACTGAGTCTGGTCGTTTTGAGGCAAATTTGCCTGTAAACCAGGTCGGTACAGTCATACCATATATCGTGGGGCGGGAGCTCGTGTCTTCGCCCGTGGTCATCTGGCAGAGCAACCTTCGCCCGATAATAGAGACCTTCGAGGACGTTCAGACGAACAGGACGGTCGAAGGCTCCACGACTACGGAGACTACGACTCGGGTCGTGACGACCATGGTCACCGGCTACAAGATGGACATACAGCTCGCCATCTGTCTTGGACCAGAAGTCAAGCTCCGCAGCATCTACACCGGTGACATCCGCCTGTGGCAGGGTGATATAGGCCCTGGCAGGTCTGTCGTCACTTTGCCTGCAAATAACACGTTCCTCAGTGGGTCGCGCATCGCATTCCACGGTGGTCAGTTTAACCAGGTCAAGGAACCCGACATTGTCCAGGCTGACGCTCCAGGCTACGTCGGTATCGCGTATATCACCGTCTTCGACGTACGAGCCGATATCCCGATGGAAAACCTCTCCTTCGAGGTGGAGCGTTTTCCAAACCCGCTGAGTCTGAGCTCTGGCGATAACCGCTCTGGAGACGACATCAACATGGCATCGATGCTTATCGATGTTGCCACGAACGGTTGGGGCGGAGGCGGACTCGACATTGCCAGCGTCGACACGGCGACATTCAATGCTATCGGCCAGAAGCTCGCTGATGAAGGAAACTACGGTTCCATCAACGTCAGCCAGGAAACAACTGTATACGACATCATCGGAAACATCCAGGAGCAGGCTGGTCTGTTCGTGTATCAGGACCCAGAGACGGGACTCCTGACTGGAAAACTTATCCGCGTCCCGACTGGACCGATTGCCGCCGACCGTAGGTTTACTGCACGTAACTCGACGGTCTCTGAGTTCAAGAAGCTGTTCTGGCCGAGCACGCTCGAGCAGGTCAAGGGAGAGTTTGTCGACCGCAGCAACTTGTACAAGCCTGATGCCGTCACGACCCAGAACCCCGTAAACATGACCAACAGCGGACGGGGCCGCAGGACGGGCTCGATAAGTTACCCGTATGTTCGTGTATCGGAACTGGCAGAAGCGCTGCTGGGTCGAGACCTCGCTGTACTGAGCGGGCCTCTCTACAGCATGACGGTTGAGGCTAATCGCCTGGGTGCTAAGTTCACGCCTGGAGACATCGTCAGTGTCAGCAGCCCTAGCCAGCCGCTGCTGAACGTCCCGGCACTTGTCCTGCGCGTGAGGAAGCAGCCACTCGACCTCAACAGCGTTGTCCTGTCGCTTCGCCAGATAAGGTTTGCTGAGGCTGCGGCCCTGTTCGGGTCTCCGTCTGGTGGCCCCAACCCCGACACGGACGTGTCGCCGCAGGCTCCTACATCAGTGAGGATAATCGACGCGCCGATGTACTGGGCGACGAACCCTAATCCGTTGTCGACGTCCGGTGGTATGCTCTACAGTCCTCGGGTAAGCGCCATCGTGCTGCCGAAGCCATACAACAACTTCCAGATGTCCTTCACGGCAAGCATCGACAATGTTCCAGGCACCACGCGTCCTACGGAAGTTCTCAGGGACGGACTGTATCCAACCGTAGGGCAGCTGCTCACACCTATCGACAAGTATGACGGGATCACGACCGGCATCATCCCGGACGTCTACCTGAAGAACATCGTCAATGCTAAGAACCTGTTCGACATTGGAGTGTCTGGTATACAGCAGGGCCAGCTGTTCCTGTTCATCGGCGACGAGATATTCTCGTTCGAGTCGTGCACCGACGAGGGCAACGACGAGTGGACTCTTCACAACGTCCACAGGTGCCTTATCGACACTGTCGCGGCCAGCCATGCCGGTAACGCGGACATCTACATCATAGGCGGCGGGCGGTTCAGCAACGTGCCGAACATCACTTTCGAGGTGCCGTCGGTCTATGTGCCGCAGTGGAAGCTCACCGGCAATACACCTACCGGGCGTGGGCTCATCTCCGGTGCACTGTCCTATTCGGGCTGGACGCCCAATAGCGCGAACAGGTTCCTGTCTCCGCCGAGACCGCACGATACCAAGATTAATGGCGGAGCCCGCTCGTCCACGCCCGTAGCATTGACTATTGGCGGCAGCGTCACTGTCACGTGGAAGCATCGCAGCAGGATTATCAGCAAGGTCCTTAGCCAGACAGACGCAGGGTCTGCGGAACAGAATGTCACGCAGAGTTACACGGTCAAGGTGCGTGCGAGCAACAACGTTGTGCATGACGTGGCGACTGTCGGCACCGTCCAGACCGCGACCTTCAACTTGCCATCGATGGCGACTGGCGCAGGCACACTCTGGGTCGAGACGAACGTGACGTACTCTGACTCGTCGGTGTATAAGAGCCTGCAGGCAGATACACTACCCGTGACGGTGTCATAATATTTCAGGGAAATGAAATGATGAGATACACATTATAATCCCCTGAAATTACCAGGAGTATGCCTAAAATGTCAAGAAAATGACTTGCAGTTCCCTGGACAATCACTTTGTGATATAGTGTCAATCAACCTCATAAGGATGTCTAGCATGGCTAAAGCAGCAGTCAAGGCCCCAGTGGCCAGGATGGTGGAAAGCCTGAAAGTGTTTCGTGACCAGGTCAATGCCCTGGCACCGAAGCGTTCCAGAGCCTCAGACGGTTGGATCGGAGACGCGAAGCACGCGGCCCGGCACTCTGACCATAATCCCGAACCCGACGGCACCGTCGACGCTTTCGACGTGACCAACGACCCCACGAACGGTGTCGACACCCAGAAGGTGGCTGACGCCCTCGTCGCGTCCAAGGACAAGCGGATCAGCTACATCATCTGCAACGGCAAGATCGTGTCTGGCCGCAAGGGTCCCAAGCCTTGGGTCTGGCGGAAGTATACTGGCGCGAACGGCCACTACCACCACATGCACCTGTCCGTACTCGACGACCACCAGGACGACAAGACCCCGTGGAAGATCGAGGACGCCTTCAAGGGTCCCCCGCCGCCGAAGCCTGCAGACCTCGGACTGACTCACAAACAGGTCGAGTCCGTGCTCAAGATCGGCTCGCGCGGGGAATTCGTCGAGGAGCTCCAGAAGAACCTCAAGACCCTCGGGTATGATATTGGCCCGGACGGGGCGGACGGCTACTTCGGCAAAGACACTGAGAACGCTGTCAGGGCTTTCCAGGAGAAGGAGCGGCTCGACAAGGTCGACGGCTGGGCTGGACCCAAGACCGTCAAGGCTATTGGTGAGGCACTCAGCCGCGCGAAGCTCACCCCCAAGGTCGAGAAAGCCGAGGCCAAGGCTGCCGAGGCCGAGGTCAAGGTCGACGCCGCCAAGAAGGTGGTCGGCGACGCGGCGTCCAAGGGTAAGGTCTCGACGACTGAGTGGCTTGCCGGCATCCTCGGTGTGGGCGGCACCGCGAGTGCAGTCAAGGAGTCCGTCGACACCGTCACAGAGACTTCGAAGTCGTTCGGTGAGTTGGCCTCCACACTGGGGCCCTGGCTCCTGCTCGGTATCGTCTTTGTCGGGGGCGCCGGCTACATCATCTACGAGCGCAGGAAGAAACGCCTGGAAGCTCGTGCCGTCCAGAAGGTGCTCTGAGATGTTCGGGTTCAATATGTATATTGGTATGGCAGCTGGTGCTTCCGCCGCCATCTTCCTGGCCCTGAGCTACAACGCCTTGGTCGACAACCCCTCTGTGGTTCGCGAGACCACGGCAAAGGTCGAGGCTGCGGCTCGCGAGCGCACCCTATCAGCGATAAATGAGGTAACTGATGCCGCTCAAAAGGCTCGCGCTATGCGTCGCTTCTGCCGCGATTCTGGCAAGTTGTACGACTTCTCGACAGGGCGATGCGGGGACTGAGGACCTCGCTAAGACTGCCAGAAATATCTTTGGCACAGAACTTATCGGAACCGTCGGGGCAACACCGAAGGACCAGGACAACATCGACGACACTGTCGCCGGCGCGTGTGGAGCAGGCTCGTACTCTCCCGAGGAGTGCAAGCGCCACCAGGTCTTGACAAGCAAATGATACTCGGGCGGGGGAACATGGAGGAAACCCGCATGGTCATCGTGCACTCGATACGTTCGCTTC